TGAATCGCCGTCGCTGTTGCCATCGGCGTGATGCCGTCAGCACTGTAGCAGTCCGGTGCCACCGGGTCGGCATTCTCCTGATAGGCGGCTTTGTAATACTGCCGGGAAGTATGCTCGGCGACGCCAACAATGACCACGTTCAGTGCCCGTTCGGGGATGGAACCCACCTCCTGACCATTGATGACCTTGCGGAAGACCCCGCCCCGGATAGAGATACGGCGGTTTTCAAAACCACCCATCAAGGCTTTGGTGGCGGCAGACAGCTCTCTTTTTTGAAGATGGGCAGGGACGCCGCCGCCGTTTTTAAATATGCTTAAGTTGCTCATGGTGCTCTCTTATATAAAGTAATTATCAAAGTCCTCATACGATGGTTCTGGCATCGTAGCAGGGGGTGGGGTGCGCTTGCTCATCTTGGCAACAGACGGGGCAGGCTTGGTATAAACTCTTTCCTTCTTCGGTTCGCCGGGTTTGGCACGCGTTCTGATTGTTGGCGTCACACGGATATCAGGCAATGATTTGCGCTCAATGTACGCTTCGACTTCTTTGGCCGAGTATTTCACTTTGCCTTTGATATAGTGGCTGGTGAAGATGCCGGCTCGGCGCATATTATAACAAGACTGCCGGGATAACCCTAAAATTTCCCTGACTTCTTTTTCGGTTAAGAAAATGTCCGGTTCAGGAAGGTCCGGATGTAACAGTTCATTATTAGAATAATCGCTCATGGCTTACCTCTCCTAACCGTTATAGTAAACTTTCTGTCTACAACCACAGACGGGATAGGTTTGTCTGGGAAGTCTTTTATCCATGACTTAGCCGCGTTCTGGGCAAGCCTTTTCTCGACCAAATCAAACGCGTCATTGTCGTAGATGAATTGCTCTACAGCTGCCCAATCCGATACGAAGACTCGTTCTTTGATAGTCCTAAAGGCAGTGCCGGATTCTGTACGAACTGATTCAACGCCCAGTTCTTTACACAAATCAAGCAATGCGCTTTGGAGCATATCTTGTTTAGCGTCAAGCTCTGCTATCTGCGCTTCATAAGCCTTGGTGATTTCCGCTTTCTTGTTTCTGATTTTCAGATAGACGGATACTATCTTTTCTACATCGGGCATAGTCTTGTCCTGTTTAGTTGTTGACTGTGAGATTATTATACAGTTGTAAAGCTAGTTTGTCAACTCTTATCCCGCTCATCTTGTTTATTCAGCGCCTTGCCTACACTGTGTAGCACCCACATCATACCGATAGCGCCAATAAGCAGTACAATGGATATCAAATGTAACGTCTCACACATTTGCAATCTTCTCCAGGTGATGTAATTGCTTGGCGGACACATAGGTGTCATCGCCATATTTTTTATAATGCGCCCTCATACTACCGGTGAATTCGAGTTCCCAATCCGTGCTGGCGTTCATCTCAGCATCAGATAATAAATCATTAAAATCTTCTATTTCGCTTGCTGTCATTTTATTACCTCTTTAAATAATGCCAATAGAGTCGTTGCGGACATATTCTTTTTGTCCAACGCGTTCAATACTTTCTTCTCAACATCACTACCTATCAAATGGACAACAGTACATTGGTTGCGTTGTCCGGCGCGGTGCGTACGCCCATTCCCTTGTTGGTAAATTTCAAAGGACATGGGTACCCCGAACCATATTGTCGTATCCGCTTTTGTCAATGTCACACCGTGTGCCGCAGCTTGCGGCTGGATGATTAACACTTGCGGGTCGGGTTTGTTTTGGAAATCAGAGAAGATGACATCCCGCTTATTCATGGGGATTTTCCCGTGAATGGCCTCGCAAGTAATGCCTTCATCCTGCAGCATCCGCATGATTCGCTCGATGGAGTTCCTAAACTGCACAAACACTATCGTTTTGTTACGCGTCTCACGGATGATATCACACAGCTCTCTGAATCGGTTGGAGATATCAAACTCAATAATATCCCCACGTTCATCATAACAGTTGCCCGCTGAAATTTGCAACAACTTTCCAATCAGAACCGCTGCGTTCGCCGCAGTGACCGTTGTACCCGCAGCGAGAATCATCATTTCCTTTTTTAGAAGTTTGTAATACTTGTTTTGCTGTGCGGTCAGAGGTACTTCACGCGTCTCATATAATAGCTCAGGTAAATCCAAACATTCTGATTTAGTAAATCTAATTGCGGGTTGTAAAACTCTGTGTACTGTTCGCTCTGCATCGGGTTTATTTATCCACATAAACATATTGATTTTATACTGCACCATCTCCCTAAATGCACCATAAGACCGAGGCACTGATTTAGGGTCTATCATACGCGCCAGACCATAGGCATCACAAGGGCTCTGCGCAGCCGGTGTAGCGGTCATTAGCCAGCACCAGGTATCCGCTTTAATCAACTTGTTAATGAACTTGTGCTTGCGGGTTTGGACGTTCTTTATGTAGTTGCAGTTATGGACTAGCACATCCTCAACGATATAATCATGAGGGCCCGCTACTTCCAGATTCCAAACATCGCGAGGACATCCTTGTTGGATACGCGTAACACTGACCACCCTAAGTCCTGAAGCAACGCCTCTTTCTTCCTGTCTTGTTCTTGACGCTGTATTGTATTGTGGCTGTACCCGTCTACTTCTAAACAAATCATCTGTAAAGGGTCTGCGAAATCCAGCTTGTAGTGATAGGGATACCCGCTTCCACGCTTTTGTAATGTCTTTACAATATAGTTGTATTGGAAACTTTCTGGGAGTATTGAGCGCATTAGTAACTCTACTCTTGACATACCCGTACCATTGCCGCCCCGCACTCGCATGAACGGTTCCCGACTCCCCAACTCTACTGCCAGCGCACGCTGTTGTTGCTTGCGCTCTTCTGTATGGGGAATCCCCCTGAGAGGTGAGGGTTGGCCCCGATGCTTCTCCGCTGCTTTCTGTACGCCATCCATCATCCGCTTTCGCTCTGTTTGCCACACTAACTTTCTGGCGCAGGAACGGGAACAGGTTAATGCTGGACGATACCGCAACACTCTGTGGGGTACAAAATGCTCCCCTCCGCAGACCGGACACATAACTGTCTCCCCCATAACTTTTGCAGAGCGCGCTTGCGCCGTACATTTTGTGCTGCAATATTTTGCAGGGTTGGTTCTTAAGTAACTCTTTACCTTTCGATACTTTTTTCCGCAATGCCCGCACACCAAATCTACATAGTACGACTCTTTCCAACATGCGCGAGAACAATAGTGAGATGCCTTCTGGTTGGCAAACACCTTCTGCTCGAACGGCGTCCCGCAGGTGTGACAATTCTCTTGATGTAGTACATATTTCACCAAGGAGGTCTTTTGCGGCGACCCAACCATTTCGGGTTGAGAAAGGGTGCTCTTCTGTGCAGGTAATTTTGATACCATCTTCAAACTCGACTTCAACTATGTTGGATGATTGTTTATGAAACGTTTTGGTTACGGGTCTTGGCCCCCAACTTGTCTCTATTATATCACCTTCTACGATTTGTTCAATAGCTCTAAAACCAATAGGCGTAAGAACTCGTGTCCCAGCTACAAAGCACTCATCAATTATGATTAAATCAAAGTTACCTCGGTCCAAAGCGTCAATCACAATCTCGACGCCATCATAATTGATAAGTATAAACTCAGCTTTACTATTGATTATTGCCTCGCGTTTCTCCTTTGTGCCATGCGCCACATCAACAGACCGATGCATCACTGTCCTGAATATCTCCTGCTTCCATGCAGAATCGAGGATGCTAAGCGGCGCGATAACCAATACACGCCGTATAGCACCTATACTTAGTAGGTAGTCGGCAGCCCAGATAGCGCTTTTCGTTTTGCCAATTCCTAATTCGCCAAAGTTATACGCCCGCCTATTCAAGGTCAAAAACGAAGCGATACTGCGCTGATGCGAAAAGGGTTTATGGAGTCCAGGCCACCCATACCGAGTCTCAATGGGCGACGGTACCGTAAAGCCCATGTTTTTTAATATGTGAACATTCCCCAGATTAAAGGGGATGAGCACTTTGCCATTGTCTATCTTGTACTTGTCTATTACTGTTGTAATGTCGTCAGGGCTATCCGTGGTGACGGATAACACCTTATCATGTATTATCTCAATCATGCTCCGTCAGCGCCTCAAGTAGCGGCGGCTTGCTCAGGGACTTGTCTATGGTCCAGTTGCGCAGCTTATTACGACAAACGCGCCGTTCTGCCATGCGCAGGCGGAGTGCAAAATGCGTTAAAGCATCGGTGTGGCGCTCGATTAAAGAGGGCGGGAGCCCCGCTTCCTCTGCCAGTGATATCACTGACTTGGTTGATATTTGCATGTTACTTCCTCTTTGCAGTGTGATTTGAATTACGTGGGAATGACCGGTTCTGTGACGGCGTCTGTAGCCTGAGATTGCTCTTGGCGTTGCCGGCTTCGGTGCCCTTAATATGGTCAATATCCTTACCTTTTCTAGGGATATCGAGTTTATCGTACAATTGTCTAGCCTGCTGCCGTTTCTTGCGTGCGGCCACGGCTTTGGGGTTTTTCTTTTCGACCTGGGCCTCGTGTGACGGGTCGCGGTCATTCATGTCTTTGTACGGCATCTGCCTTCTCCTCAGTAATTATTTCACGTATTTCTTTAGCCATTGTTTCAAGCATATCGGGTAGTTGGACTACTACATCCGGATGTTCCGACTGTAGTGAGAAACCACTGCCCAACACGCCATTAATTATAATAACAATGGCGGCTTGCGCATCGGTTCTTTCTCGCGCCACCGTACAAATATCATCGTATTTGCCGGGGCCGTTTGTGGGTAGTTCATTCATTCTAACTCCAATCGTTTCTCGATATGCCCCAAGCGCCCATCGAAAGTATCCAGACGATAGTTGATTTGAGCTAAATCAAGGTGTAGTAATGCCGTTGACCTCTCAAGTGAGGACACACGGTGTATGATATCTTTCACGTCCTCTGCGGTACGCTCGCCGGTCTTGCGGATAGCTTTCAGATGCTCCAGCGTTAAGTACGCTACCTCTTCCTCACTCACTATATTCTCCGTTATGTACACAGGTATGTACCGCACACCAGCGCTTGCAGAAATTGTTCTGCGTTGGATTCCACACGTTACTTTCGTACGCCGCTTTCAGGCGTTTTAAGTCCTGATTCAGATGCGCAAACACTGTAAACCGACTGGCAAAATCATACTCTGCTTTGACAATTTGTCCAGCCTTGACGAACAACAGCATGCTTTTGACCGTTTTGACCTTCGGGAAATGCAGAAAAATAAGCGCCGCCAGTAATGCCAACTGGGTGGTGTCGGCATAGGCTGCACTCTTACCGGTCTTAAAATCGACCAGGTAAGCTTTCTCATTATCGTGGTCAACGGAAATAAAATCACTGACGCCCCGATACCAGCAGCTTGAATCCCAGTAATCACAATGGACAAACGCCCAATCTTTGATAGCTATGCCCATCTGTAGCTCGACATATTTTTTGCCCGGCAACGCTATTAGCTTATCCAGGTAGCTCTGCATGAACGCAAACTCGGCAGGCAAGGGCATGTTGGACTTGATGTAAAACTCCGCCGCGCTGTGCAGGGCTTTGCCGTACTTAATCGCATCGGTCTCTATGAACGGTACGCTTTTACGTACGCGATGCTCGTAGAATTGCAACGGGCATACTTGAAATTGGCTTAGCCCCGAATAACTCCACGGCAACATTTTTGACATTTGATTCTCCTAAAAATAGGGTGCCGTGCCTAAAAGGCACGGCCTTTGCTTCGCTGTGCTATGCTAAGCTTGGCACTGCAAGGCATCGCACTGCATCGCAGTGGTACAATACCGCACTAACCACTCGTTGGAATGGCTAGTACGCTATTATTAAAATAGCCTTTGCATTGCTCCGCATGGCTTCGCATAGCAAGGCACAGCAGCGCTTTGGTAAATTAATTACCGCACTAAGCCCTCGTGAGAAGACTCAGTACCCTAATTAATTAGGCTTTGCATTGCTCCGCAGAGCATAGCTAGGCACGGCATCGCTCAGCATCGCAGTGCACGGCTAAGCATTGCATAGCTTTGACTCACATAAATTAACCCCCTCTATAAATTTCATATATAATATTATACACCCCCTAATTTAATACGCAACCTTATATATGAATAAAAAATATGTTTCTCTGCTGGTTAAGGTTCAGACACACAAAAACCTTAAGCAGCTATCATTAGATTTGGGACTCCCCCTAACACAACTCATTGATTTGCTATTGAAAGAGTATCAGGAGAATCGAGATGCTCCCAAATCGCCTGTTTGATTTCCGAAACCGCGTAGAAATTAAGATAACAGGAGATTTCCTCATCGAAATGGTAGATATACAAAATATTCAAGCCAATCTTGGGGTCGATATTATAAAAAATACTTAACTCAATACTGTGAAAACTAATCTCTATTTCATTCACGTGGTCGCCTCTGTGAGCCTAAATGATAGTTAGAATTTTCGCGGATGCCTTGGCGTCTAAGCCAAATCTCCGCTCCAGTTTTCATGCCAAAGCCGTGTAGCCAACAATACAGACACTGCCTAACAATCGAAAAGAGTTCGGCCATAATGAAACTCAACCTCCAAGGGAATATCCGGCATCCAGTCCGGCGGCTGGCACATGATTTCTTCTAAAATCTGCTTCGCCTCCTCTACACCCCCCTCCGGCACCAGGACATAGGCGGCGTCGTGAATCAATAATACAATAGGGTAATGCTTATTGATTTTGGGTAGCGCCTCAGCAAAGATACAGCGTGCAGTTGCCTGAGTAATATTGTTAAAACACTTACCGCTGTACAATCTATCCCAACTGCTTCTAATTTTGTATTTATATTCCCGCTTCCGGGTCTGCGCATCTTCAGAATACTGTAGCTCAGGGTATTTTAAATACAGTCCTGACGGTAGCCGGATACCCTTGCGCCCTTCGACCTTGATTAAATTATCGGTTAGTATCATCCCCTCACCGCCTGTGGTTAATAACTTAATAGCGTTACCACACGCCGACCATGCTGCTCTCACACCGGGGTGGTTGTCTCGGTAAAATTCCACTATCCGTTTACTTTCGACGATGCCCACATCCAAACCTATACCCGAGAGAATAGCCGCTTGCAGCTTCGCCGCGCCCACCCCAAAAACCAATGACAGACAGTTATGGACTAACACGTTAGACACCGTGAAGCGATGCCTAGGGCCGGCGTTTAATATGTCATAGACTCTAACTTTCTTTTTATCCCCCGCCAATTCTTGCATTTCTTCGCCACTGAGTCCCATGCGGTCTGGATAATTTGTTCCCCCGTTAAACCCTGCTGAACATACTTGCAGGTTACTCTCAGTGCGTAAGGGGATTCTGCCCAGTCCGCTACCAGAAGCATTTCCTCTCGCCACGAAATCCACATCGTATTTCGACGATTGCTGGTCTGTACCTTGCGGGACACCATACGCAAGTTCCCTACTGCATAGTGTCCATTGTTGTCGATTCGGTCCACCTCCAACCCGGAATCCCAGAGAGGCAACGTTTTGATATACTCTACACACTCTTTCGTTGAGCCAAACAAAAACTGAATCCCTCGTCCTCCGTAATTGGCGTAGCCTTTGTCCATAGGATTGCAGCATCTTTGTTGCATAGCTGTTGCCCGTTTTTGTATAAGCTCCGTAACCTTGTCCCAGACAATCAGATGACCTTGCCTTTGGTGCCGAGTTCGTGTTGCACAAGGCTTGCATCGTCTGGACTGCCCTCTGATAATGGCCTCTACATACGCCCACTGCTCTCTGCCACAAACGCAGCGCACATGTATCTTTATGCTCCCCGATTTCACTGTTTGTTGTATCTCGGTACTGATTATCTCCCATGAATTTAAGCGGGCGCCTATCATCTCCGGTAGTAGCGAGACGCGCTGATAAATTGGCGGCATCCCCGAACTGGCGGGTCTCACCAGTTTGCGTAAATATAATATGGTCGGTAGTGGCTGTAAGTCCTTGGTATGTGATGACATCTCTCTCCCCTTGGTAAATGACCCCATCATGTGAGACCCATTCTACCCCATCCCATACTCTATCGTCTACCAAAATGTTTTCTATAGGCACTAAACCCCTTGGGGTAAGGACAAGCTGTCCTTCTGCGATACAGGAGGTCTTGGCAATAAAGCGCTGGTCTTCTGTGACCTCATCATAGGCAACACCCAGTACCTCTGAGGCGAAGACTTTATACAAGTCCAGCCCGCCTGCCAGGATATCCAGTTTCTCCCACTCCGACGACAGCCAGAGGCCCACGCGCAGTTCGATTTGTTTTAAGTCCGCGCCCAGAATAACATAACCCTCGGGGGCCTTGAACGCTCGCTTTAACGGCGACTTACGCGGGAAATTCTGGACATTGATTTTATCTGCCCCCGCCCAGCGCCCTGTCGCGGCACTGTAATACTTCAGCGGGAAAGGACAACACCTGTTCCTTTCTGCAATGCCAATAACCCTTTCACATCGCGTTTCTTCAAGCGTTGATTTAACACCCAACCGAGCAGCAACAATAGTTTGTACCATAAGGTTATCAGAGTCAAGTAATGCTTTGAAGCCCTCGTCTGTTTTAGCGAACGCATAGGCCGGCTTACCGGTAGTCGGCGACAGCTTCATTGGCGGCTCCACGCCACAGTCTATCAGCAGTTGCGCCAATTTGACGTTGGACATCAGCTCTTTTCGAGAGACAATGACCTTGTCCATGAGCGCTTGTTTTTTAGCTTGCACGTCGGCAAGGTGTGCGGTCAGCACGGCTTTATCCAATTCCAACAACGGTCGTGTGGCCATCTTCAGGGTGATATCAATAATGTCTAATTCAGATTTAGTAAAGTGCGGCAGTAGTTTGTAAAACAATTTGTACGTTAGCTCGGTGTCGTTCTTGCAGTACTCACCATAGCGCGCTAGTTCTTCAGTAGTAAAGTCTTGTTTACGTTTACCCAAGGCATTGATGACCTCAGTGCCCTTGACACCCAGCTGGTAATGCTCAGCCAGCTTGGCCAGACTGCCCCCGACCTCGATGCCATGGATTGCTCTTGACATACTTAGCGTGTCGATGAGCTTCTTAGGGTGGATACCGAAGCGCAGGCCAAGGATGCTTGAGTCGAATAGACTATTGTGGTTTACTAATGCAATATCATCCCAATCAAATTGGTTTAGGTATGCTTTCGTCTCATCAAATGTTCCGGAGAACCATTGTGCGGGCTCGTTGTTAATCTTGGTGGATACACCGATAACCTCGAAGCGGTCATCTGTTATATATTGCTCGGTCGTCAGCTTACTTAGGGAATAATCTTTTGCATAAAAAGTTTCTGCGTCCAGAGTTAGTAGTTGCATTTCATTATCTCTTGTAGTATGAGGGGAAAAGCGTGTATGTTGTCGGCGTTAACCACCAAAGCCACGCCGCCTGCGGCGTTGATTAAGTCAAGTTCACGTTGTTGCAGCAGCGTCGGCAGCTTGCGCCCGGCCTTGGCTTCGATGGCTATGAAATGCCCATTAAGGCAGCATATATAGTCTGGAACGCCTACTTTACAAGTAAACCCGGGCGCTGGCATGAAATAATATACCCCATACTCAGCCAGTATAGCTTTGATTTGCTTTTTGATTCGCCCTTCGGGCGTTAAATAGGACATAAGACACCTTATAATTAGTTACTGGAAAACACTCTCGTCAGAGAGTGTAGACCACTAATTAATTAGTCTTTGCTTTGCAGCGCATCGCTAAGCTAGGCTAAGCAGGGCAAGGCAGCGCTTAGGGTTCATATAATACCCTCACCCGTCGTAATGGTCAAGGTTTCGATTAAAGAACTGCTCATTTACAATAAAGAAATCATCCATGCGCTCAAAAGAACGCATCATTACTTTCTGCCTTAAAATATCGTTATATCCCGTCCAATGCCGTAAGTCATAGCGGGTTCTGAAGCAGCCGAGGCAGATGCCCCGGGCTTCGTCGAAGTGGCAGAATAGGGACTCACAAGGGGTGGATATCCGATACGTCGCCATCTAATTTACTCTCGCAGGTCTCGTTAGGGTGCCGCCTGAGGGACAGTGCATACGAAAAAACTGTGTTAGGCGGGTCAATTTTCATCGTCATAAAGCGCAGGCAGCTGGCCTTCTCAGGGCATCCGTCACCGTAGCAGCGGGTGAAATCAGAATTAAGTGGTTTCATGAAAGGGCCTTAATAAAAATCAAAATATCCTCAATGGTAGGATTATGGCCGGGTGAGAGTTCGCAGCAAATGAACACAGATGGCGTTAGTTTAACACCAATATCGGCCACCGTATCACCGACCTCGGCTAATTTTAACATCGCTAGATTACCCATCACCAACGGTGTAAGCGGGTCATCCAGCGCAAGGGAGATAAGGTCAAGCCGTGTGTAGCTGTAGATATCTCCCTTGGAATTGACGTGGATACGCAGTGTCATGGCCGCAACCTCGTCAAGTCGAAGTCATCGGGGAAGTAGAGGAAGTACAAGTCACCGCCCAGATTCCTGCCGACTCCGATGACCTCATCCTCCTCGGGCGCTATACGAAGCATTGCGATACGGTCAGTGATTTCCGACGACAGTTCATCGACAGATATTTCTACTGAGCCTGATACAGTAGGCGACCTTACTTGTACCCTACGGAAAGGGGTACCCGTCAAAGGTTCAAACTCTTGTGATACATAAACTTTTTTCATAGCTCCAACCCTTTTATCCCATAATCGTCAGGAAGATGGACGGCGAACTTGT